TCAAACACACAATATGGTTTGTTTTATCCAGATCAAGGCGTTTTTGTATTCCATGCTGGATTATTAAGAGCTAACTTAGGTATGCCATTCAACTCTGCATCAGCAGTTCAAGCTCGCAATCACGTGACCATGTCACTAAGAATCTCAGGTTCAACTTACTTTCAAGCAAGAAGTGAAGAAAAAATACAATCAACTCATTATTTTGTAAGAGTAACTAACAAACAGTTTAATTTCTCAAACAATCCAACATTTGTAACTGGTAGTACTGGAACATTCTTGCACTCAAGCATGCTACGTAATCCAAGTGTATACATTACAACCATTGGCATGTATGATGATATGAACCAACTGTTAGCAGTTGCTAAATTAAGCAAACCTTTACTAAAGTCTTTCAATCGCGAAGCTTTAATTAAAGTTAAGCTCGACTACTAAAAGGAAACCTCTCTTTGGATAGTATCCATTGACAGACCCTCTATAAAAGGAGGGTTTCCTTTTTACAAGATATTTATAGAAAATGGCTGGAGTTTTTAAAAGTTTAGATAAAGCTGATGTACGAATTACACCTTTCCGCACCTACAAACTATGGTCAGATGTTATTGGAAGCGGTGGAAGTGGATCAGTATACTCTGTTTATCAAGCAGACTATAACCCACTATCAAACTACCTAAATTCAGATCCTTTAAAAGACTCTTTTGATCAAGGCAATCCCTACTTTGAAGCTAACGAACCTACTACTATCAACGGTAAATTTAAAAGAGTTGTACATGCATCCATAGATCATTTGTATTACAGAGATTACTACAGTAATAACAAAGCTTCCTTTGGTGGTGGAGATATCAACAAACAGTTTAGAATATTAGAAGATAAGGCTCAAGTAATTAGCATGCCACAATCCAAATTTGGTGAAGAGATATTACCAAGCTCTATAAATATAGGAGTTAGTTGGTCTTTTGCAGCTAGTAGTGCAAGTTCAGTAGCTGATAGAAGTGGATCATGGAACTTAATTGATGATAGCTATGGAAACCTACTAGTTTCAGGAAGTAATTATTTTTCTGTATATGGTCAATATGTTGGAGGTGCTTATACAAACTATACATCATCTGTAACAAAACCAATAGCAGGTGAGTGGCCATTAGATAATCTCTATAAGTATGTGGATATAGGATCGGTGAGTTTTACTAGTAGCTTTAACAAAGGTTTCTGGCAAATGGAATCTATCTACACAAACATTAGTGTAACAACAGTTACAGGAAGTGTAGCGCCAAACGTATCAGATATGGATATGTTAGGAGCTGTAATGTATTTTACTGCATCCAACAGCTCTAGTATACAAATCAAACCAAACGTAGTTGCAGATCGCAATGTACACTACAACTTTGAAAATGGTGACTATTCTATTAGTATGATGGTTATACCAACTCAAGCACCAACACATCCATCAGGATCTATTTTACTAACAAAGCAGGGAGTTGTCGAGCAATTGAAAGTAGACCAAAACGGAAACATATATTCCCAACCAGCACCTAATAAATTCCCATACAGACTAAGCTATACGTCAGGTAGTAAGAAAGTTATGTTTGAGAAGAGCGGTGGTGGAGTAGGCTATTTTGCCTTAACTAGTAGCGTATCAATGAGCTTAAACACGCTACACCATATAGTAGCAACTAAGACTGGCTCACTAATAACTCTACACGTTAACAGCCTACTAACGAGCTCAATCAACTCAGGATCAACAGTACTACGAGATAGCGATACTTCAAACCTATCTAACATAGTTGTAGGTAATATTGATACGTTTGATCAAGGATTTAACGGAGGGATAGATAACTTAAAAATATACAAAAGCTATCTTACACAAAACGAAGTAAACATCCTTTATCACACTTTAGGTGTTGGTAATGTATATCTTGGAAACGCTTACTACAATCACGGAATGATGATTTTAAGTTCAATTCCATCTAGATTTCTGACTATCAACACAGTAGAATCAAGAGGCACTCATACGATCTATGAAAATGAGATTTCTTGCACAATTAGTCCTGGTGACTTTGGAATGAGCACCAATAGATCTATACAAGAATATGATTCAGCAAAAAATGAATATGTATATAAACCATTTGTAACAGGTTCAAGCTTTAAACCATTCATAACAACAATAGGTTTATATGACGATTCAGGATCTCTGTTAGTAATTGGAAAGTTAAATACTCCAATACAAACACCAAATAATATGGACACAACAATTATAGTCCGATACGATAGATAAAAATAAAAAGGTTATGAAAAAAGCAAGATTCGCAAAAAGACAAGCAGCATTGGTAAGAGGTTACAGAAGTGGCTTGGAAGCAGATATAAACGAGCTATTATCTCAAAACAGCATTGATGGAGAGTATGAGAAGCACAAGATCAAGTATATCATACCAGAATCTGAACACACATATACACCTGATTTTAAACTACCTAACGGAATCTTTATAGAAACTAAAGGAAGATTTGTAACAGAAGATAGAGCAAAACATGTTTTAATAAAAAAGCAACATCCTGAGTTGGATATCCGATTTGTATTTCAAAACTCTAAAGGAAAGATTAGAAAAGGATCTAAAACTACCTATGCAGATTGGTGTATCAAACATGGTTTCCAATTCTCAGACAAGATCATACCAAGCGATTGGTTGAAATAACCATTCTTTGTTTTATAGAATAAAAGTTGTATATTCAAATATGACTTTAAACTTATTGGAAGTAAAACATATTATTGATGAGCATCTAGGTTCTAGCATGCAACACAAGAAAAGTGGGGAGATAAGCTACTATTGTCCATTCTGTAATCACCATAAGAGAAAACTCCAAGTCAACATAAATACACAGAAGTGGCACTGTTGGACATGTGATAGTAAGGGACAGACCCTAACATCCTTACTCAAAAAGAGCAATGCTCCAAACCAAAGTTACCAGAAGATTCGAGAGATTTATGGTGATAATAACTTTAGCAACAAAAACAACTTTAGTAGAGAGATAGTTGGACTACCAGAGCATTACAAACCACTATATATACCACAAGGTACACCTGACTATAAAAATGCTTTACATTACGCAATGCAAGTAAGAAAGCTGACTCCTATGGATATTCTAAGATATGAGGTAGGTTATTGTGAAGAAGGACCTTATGCTGGAATGTTGATCATTCCAAGCTATAATGAACATAACATGATCAACTATTACGTAGGTAGAAGCTTTTATGACAATGCAACCGTTAAGCATAAGAATCCACCAGTAACTAAAGATATCATTGGATTTGAGAACCAAATCAACTGGAAAGAGCCTATAACAATTGTAGAAGGTGCATTCGATGCAATAGCAACCAAAAGGAACGCAATACCGTTGTTTGGTAAAATAATATTGAGTACCTTAAGAAATAAGATACTAACTGAGAAAGTACAAAAACTATATTTGTCATTAGATACTGATGCTTTTAAGAGTAGTGTGAAAGAGATTGAGTATTTTATGAACAACGGTGTAGAAGTTTATTTAGTCCATCTTCCAGGAAAAGATCCTAGTGAAGCTGGATATTTGTCTATGGTTGAAGCTAAAGACAGAGCTAAGAAAGTAGACTTTTTTGACCTAATAACCTTTAAAATGTCTTTATGATTAACAAAATTAAAAATAAAATAACCCAAGTAGATCACATACTCCATATTGCAGATATTCATTTGCGAAATTGGAAAAGACACACTGAGTTCAAAGAAGTGTTTAAAAAACTACTTGTAGCTGTTGACGAGTTACCTGACAATAGTATCGTAACTGTTGGAGGTGATATTGTTCATGCTAAAACTGATATGAGTCCTGAGCTAATCAACATGACTTCATACTTGTTTAATGAGTTAGCTACGAGAAGACCTACAATAGTTATTTGTGGTAATCATGACACAAATCTAAATAATAACAATAGATTAGATGCTTTAACTCCAATAATAGAGGCTAATAATCATCCTAATCTTTTCTACCTACGCAACTCAGGAGTATACGAAATTGGTGATGTAGCCATAAGTGTCATGTCATTACTTGATCCAGTAACAGATTATGTAACAGCTGATAAATTACCACAAAATAAAGAATACAAACACACAATAGCTATGTATCACGGTACTATTGCTAATAGTAAAGTTGATAGTGGTTTGGTATTGTCACATGGTTTAGATTGGGATACTTTTGCAAATTTTGATTTAGTCTTGTTGGGAGATATTCACAAAAGACAAGTCCTATGTAAGAGTGAACCAATTATATTCTATCCAGGATCATTAGTACAGCAAAACTTTGGAGAATCTTTTGAAGGACATGGTTACGCTCTTTGTGATTTGAGAACTAAAGGAGACATTAAGTATGAGTTTTTTGACATTCCAAATCCATATGGATTCTATACACTAGATGTAGATTCGGGAGTATTACCAGACAACTTACCTATCAATTCTAAAACAAACGTACGACTAAGAACTAAGAACACTTCAGCAGCAGAAGTGAAAAGAATACTTGCAACAATTAGAAAACTATATCGCAACAGTGATGTGATTGTTCAGAGGTTAGATAAGAACACAAGTACTACTGATAATCAACTATTTGGAGAATCTCTTCACCAAGGAGATGTACGTAACATTCAACACCAAAACCAGTTGATAACGGATTACTTACAGCAGTTTGATGTTGATGCAGAGTTAATGGAATCCATACTAAAAATCAATACAACACTTAATCAAACCTTAAATCAAGGAGAATCAGCTCGTAACGTAGTTTGGAAACCAAAGAAGTTTGAGTTCGATAATATGTTCAGTTATGGTGAAGGTAACTCAGTAAACTTCGAAAAGCTGGATGGAACATGTGGATTGTTTGCACCTAATCATGCAGGTAAATCAGCCATCTTAGATGCTCTTTGCTTTTGTTTATTTGATCACTCCTTTAGAGCGAGTAAAGCTGAGCAAGTACTGAATAGAAAGAAGGATGGCTTCTGGTGTAAGTTTCAGTTTGAATTAGGTGGTTTAGATTACTTTGTAGAGAAAAAAGCTACAAGATATCTAAAAGGACCATTAGCTGGTAAGCTTCGTGTAGATATAGATTTTTGGTACATAGATGCTGATTACAATAAGATATCTTTAAATGGTGAGCAAAGAAGAGATACAGACAAGATTATTCAATCCTATGTAGGAACCTTTGATGACTTCATTTTAACTGCATTATCACTACAAGGCAACAGCTCAAACTTTATTGATAAGACTCAAGGTGAAAGAAAGGATTTGTTAGCTAATTTCTTAGATTTAAAAATATTTGACTCGCTGTATGAGTTAGCTAATAAAGAGAACAGAGCAGCTGTTATAGTGTTAGAAGAGTATCAAAAACAAGATTTTGAAACTAAACTAGGTGATGCTGAGGTTGCTAGAGATGCCAATGAAAAGAAACAAGAAGATGCTCAAAAAGTTTTAGACAACACCGAAGTTGAGTTACACATACTAAGTGAACAACAGCTCGATCTAAACAAACAATTACAGCCTTGTACAGCTGATGGCTTAGACATTGTAGTGTTGGAAAAAGAATTACAATTAGCAGAAACAAACTTAGACAAACTAGGTCAAGACACTTCAACAGCACATTTGCAACTAGAAGACAAACAGGCATTATTACACCAATTCACACAAGATCTAGACACAGCTAAAAACTCTTTTGATA